AATTGGAGATTTGATCCCGATAGGTTTTTAAAAGACTCTGGAATTTTAGGAAAAGCACAAGAATAAGTTTATTCTGAAAGATAATTTTCAATTCCCATTATTTTTTTTGATTTTTCAAGTTGATCTTTATCTGGTGCTCCCCAATAACCTAAATATTTACCACTAAAAATTTCTTTATGATGTTTATTTGCATGCTCTTTTATATATTTTGAAAAACTATCAGATTTTGTAGCATCCTTCCACTGATAATCAGAATCTATTCCAGGTTCAGGTTTGTTTAAACTAACAAAAACTGGTTTATAAAAATGAAAAATTCTAAATCCACGACTCAGCAATCTTAATGAAAAATTAATTTGATCGCCAGAAAATGGATCTTTGGGATAGTGCAAAAAATCTAATAAATATTTAAAAGGATAAAACATCATTGCTGCAAAAACACAGTTACCTTCGTGAAATACGGTATCGTTAATAGTTATTTTATTATCATTCCATGGCCCACCATCAACCCAGGCAATACCAACCATGCTTTCCGTTAATCTATTATTGCCATCTATTCCATCAGTTCTTATTGATGGCATAAAAGCATTTACGTCATCAATTGTTGAATCAAAATCATTAAAGTGTATTTTTTTGTTTTCTTGCCAGTATAAAGTATTTTTATCGTTTATATCATATGTAAATCCATGAGGCATATTACTTAATACAATTTTATCTCCAGCATATTTTTCTGCAACATAATAATTATTTATTAATGTCTCATCCCAGTTTTTATCAAAAATTGTATGTGCATCTATTTGAAAAATAAAATCATGTTCTTTATCGTACATTAAGGCAGCGTTCATTCTAGAAAAACCTATTCCAAAAACATAAGGAGAAAAAAATTCTGTATATAATGTATTACTAGATTTTAATAGCGAAACATCCTCTTTTGATCCATTGTAAAGATGCGATTCTTTTTTATCTAAAACGGTATTAAATATACTAAAATAAATACGCTCAGGATGCTTAGCAGCATATATTGCAGATCTTATTGTGTCTAAAAGGTAATATTCTCTACAGGAAGCAATTGTTATTAAAATTGTTTTTTCTTTATTGCTCATATTTTTCATTATATCATATATGGTATAATTTAAAAATGAACCTGCCCAAAGAACCATATCATATAATTAAAAATTATTTAGATAAAGATTATTGTAAAGATATGGCTTCATATTTTCTTAAAAATATGGAGGAAGATCCAAGAGAAGGATATAGCACTTTTGGTATAGGTGGCAAAGAATACTTTTTTGAAGAAGTAAATCCAAAACCAAAACCATATGATCCAAATATGAAGCTATACGATATGATCCATTTTGGTTATAAATTTTTTATGGAAAATTATCCAATATATGGAGATTTTGAATTAAACAGATCACATGCAAATTTTATGTTTAAAGATGCAATTTTACATGATCATAAGGATGATAGAAACTTTAATGAACCGATAGAAACATTGGGAAGCAAGACCCATGTTCTTGGATTATTTTTAACTGATGATTACGAGGGTGGGGAATTAGTATTTGGAGATTATTCTATTTCATTAAAACCAGAAGTTGGTGATCTTGTATTTTTCCCTGGCTACTATACAAGACATGGTGTAAACAAAGTTACCTCTGGAGTTAGAATAAATATTTTAAGTCATTATTTTGATATTATAGATAGATCTAAGATTAATCCAGCATACTCAATGTAAAAAAATAGCCCCGCTTTTACACGGGGCCATTATTATGCATACTTTTTAGGAAATTTGTTTTTCCATTTATGTGTGGCTCCTTTTACATAAGAAGACCAAGAGCTCCAGTCTTTACCGCCTTTTGTCATATGATATACAATTTTGGCGTTTTTAACTGGGCTAAAAAGCTCGGCATTTAGGTCAAGTTCAAACTTATCTCGTCTGTCTGGACCCAATTCTCCAATCATATTAATTTGGAATATACCGTAAGAGCTGTCGCCTGTTTTTGCATTGCCGTTAAAGGCAAATGGACGACCATTAGACTCTGCTTTGGCAACAGCCCAAGCAGTCCTAAGACCCTTCCCTTTAAACCCAACAGCCTTAAGTAATTCAACCAATTGTCTATCGGTCAAACTATGAGCATTTTCATACTTCTTCAGTATTGCTTTACTCTTTGCTCTCTTAGAAACCAAAGAAGCCACCTTGTGGGTGGCCCGAACGTCAATGGATTCTTTCATTAGCAAGTTGTTACGGTCAGCAAATGATATTTCTTTCCCGTTGGTCAGAATAGCAAATGCAAGCACCATAATCATTACCCCTGATAGTATTTTATTGTCTCTCAAGTTTTCCTCCTAGAAACAGTTATGACACCTTAACGGTGTCATACACCTAGTATAACACAAATATTACTGACGAGTCAACTTCATTTGATGATATAATATAAAGACTTAATTTTGAAAGAGGAATAAATGGCAACATTTAGAGGTTCTGGATCTGGTACATATAATATTGGAGAACGTCCACCCTATGTAAATTGGACAGTCGTTCGTGGAGATACTGCTGCATTTCGTGTTTATTTAACTGATGATGAGCGGCAACCACTTGTAATTGGAGACTGGACAATATCTATGCAAATTAAAAGACCAACAACAAGTCCAGTGGTTCCAGGGCAAATAACAGATACTGCAACACTACTATATACTTTAACCCCTGCACCAGATGCAGATGATGAAGTTGGAGAATTCACAGTATCATTAACTGCTGCACAAACAACAACACTTGAAACAAATGATATTTGGGACATAGAGGTTTCTTTGCCACAAGATGAGATAGTTTGGACAGTGGCACAAGGGAAAATGACAATTCTTGAGGATGTAACAGCTTAATGGCAACTGTTACTCTTTATGAGACAAAGCCAGTAAGAACTGCTAGAATAGAGCAAGAAGATCTGGTAAATACTTCTTTTAGAACAGGTAAAAGAATATCTTTAATAGAAGAGGTTCTACCATTTAGAATTAAGTTTACAGCTATAAAAGTTCCTGGATACGGACCAAATAATGTTCCGCCTATTCCGTTACAGATTATTGGGTATAGCAACTTTATATTATAAAGGGGTGGTTAAATGAAAACAATAACTATAGCAACTCCCATGTATGGTGGCGTGTGTCATGGAACATATCTAAAGAGCATATTGTCTTTAGTAAATATATTGGGTCAAAAAGGTTATAAAGTTAACTATAGCGATATATCTAACGAATCCTTAATTACAAGAGCAAGGAATACACTAACAGAACTATTTTTAAGATCTGGAAATGATTATTTACTTTTTATTGATTCAGACCAAGGGTTTAATCCTGAAGGTGTGGTAAAAATGATAGAAGAGAATGTTGATCTTGTTGGTGCAGCGGTTCCAATGAAAGGCATAAACTGGGAATCAGTAAAAAATGCTGTTTTACAAAATAAACAAGATCTGTCAAATCACACTGCAATTTATAATGTTAATATATCAGAAACACAAAAAGAAGAATATAAAAAAAATCCAAATGTAATTGTTGAGGTAGACTACATAGGAACTGGCTTAATGCTTATAAGCAGAAATGTATTTCAAACCCTAAAAGAGTATACGCCTTCATATAGATCTGATCAGCATAGCAGTTCTGGAATACAATACGGTGAGACTATATATGATTTTTGGAGAACAGAAGTAGATCCTGAATCAAATAGGTTGCTTTCAGAAGATTATAATTTTTGTAAAATGTGGAGATCTTTAGGGGGTAAAATTTATTTAGCTCCTTATACAAAGGTGGTGCATGTTGGAACATATTGGTTTAAATAAGCTTGATGGATTTGGTCCAATTTATGTTATTAATATGGAACGATCAGCAGATCGTAAAACATACATAGAAAATCATTTTAAAAAATACGGGGTATCAGAATATACTTTCGTAAATGGAATAGATGGATCAAAAGAAGATTTAAATGAACTAATAAATAATCTTGACCAGATTACCGTTTCAAAAAATGAAATATCTTGTGGTATGTCTCATCTTAAAGCAATAAAACACTGGTTAGAAACATCTGATTCAGATTATGCCATCATCATGGAAGACGATGTTAGTCTTGAGACTGTAGATTTTTGGACTTTTACATGGAATGATTTTTTTAGTGCGGTAACTAAAAAATATGATATTTTACAACTTGCAATAACCAATAACTTTATTATAAACAATAGGTTGCATCTAAGAGAACATTTAGACTGGTGTGCAGCGGTATATTTAATAAAAAGACCATTTGCTGAAAAGCTAGTAAAGAAATATGTAGTTGATGGAAAGTATACCTTTAGTCCTAATAGGTTTTTGTCTGTTCCAGAAGGGGTTATATATACGGGAAGTCTTTGTTACTCAATACCGCTTTTTACTTATACCACTCAGTTTGAGTCATCATTGAATCAGTCCCATGTAAATACTATACATACTAACTGTAGGAATCAAACATTAAGATACTGGCAAAACAACTCTATATTTAAATTAGATTTATTGTAATAATATGTTATAA